AAGCAGTTTGAAGTAGGGAAAATGCCACTATCAGAGCATGACCCTTATCAGGAAGCTCTTGAGAAACCAGACGAAGTGATAAAGGATCGGGAATGAAAGTAATTTGTGAAATCTGTAATGAGGTTATCGCACAGGTCGAACCGGGTAGTGTGACTGTCCCTATGTTTGGGAAGATGTTCAAGACACCGGATTCTTTCCATGGCTATGACCCTCCATTTCTTCCTGACACTGAATGGGAAGATATGCGGTGTGGATACTGCAACCAAAGGCCTTTTACCGAAAGGGATGGATTTTTGACNGACGAGGGGTATATCAAAATAGAACCGAAAGTTGTCGAAACTGACGTGATTCNTTNGTCNGTACCGGAAGATTTCGAAGTAAAAACGGACAATGTGCAAGCAGAATTTACACTGCCTGAATACAAATGCGAGGTATGCGGNAANGTATGTAAAGGCAAGGGTGGTTTTGGTTCACACATGAGAACGCACAAGGAGCAACATGGCTGAAGAGAAAATATCCTACGAAGTGTTACCGGCGGAAGGCGACAAAGATGTNGGCTTAAAGGTGTATTCTATTCTGAAGACCATTATTGACGACAAAGAAACNCNGGGTTTAATCAAACGCTGGAATCGGAATTATGAGCTGAAGCGGGGCAAACATTGGCGCAACAAGACCAAGGCCGGTGTGCCTTTAATTACGGCCAACTTAATTCATAAACACAGAATGAACACCATCAACCTTTTGACGGATAACAGTCCAATTTTCAATGTGGCGAAAATCAACGATTCAGAAGAAATTGATCAGGAACTTTACGAGAATTTACAGCGAACCGCTGAACACTGGTGGAATGAGCAGGAACAGCAGGACATATTTGACTCATCAGTCAACAATGGAGAGGATTATGGAATAGCTGTTGAAAAGGTTGTTTTTGACCCTGATCTTGAGGAGGGCGGCGAGGTTGAAACCATTATAGTTGACCCATTTCATTTTGGTGTTTATCCAGTGAACTGGACAAACCCGCGTTATTTACAGAAAAGCCTTGCCGTCCTTCATTATTATCCCATTTCTTTAAATGAGGCCAGAAGAAGATGGCCAGACAAAGCCGGTGAAATCAAGTCAGACGGAGATATTTTAAAGGAACTTGGAGACGAACGAAAAGAAATAAACACGCAGGAGGCAGGGAAGGGTGGTATTTTAACCACCTATGCCTCAACCGCATACAATATCATCAACTTCTTTAAGGGTGCAAGGGACACTTCTGATGACGAAGAGGTATTGCTTGTTGAGGCCTGGGTAAGAGACTACCGGACAGTCACAGACAAAACAGAAGAACAACATGTTGATGAAATGGGGAATATTGCGGTTGTTGTCAACGAAGTCACCCGCCCAAAATATCCTGGTTATATCAGAAGGGTCACGGTTTGTAATTCAGGGCAGTTGGTATTAGANGATACCACTAATCCAAATATAAATCCATCTATGCCGGAAGAACAGGCCATGCGGACGTATCTTTGGGACAAATTTCCTTTTGCCGCNGCAAACTCCATTAAGGACACGGCAAGCGGATGGGGGCATNNGTGATNTNGANNANNTGGAAGATTTGAACATTGAATTTAACAAGGCTCTTTCGCAGCTAGTTCTTATTAAAGATAAGGTCAGCCGGTTAAAACTTATCAATCCAAAAACCTCCGGTGTTCCGAACGATGCTCTTACAAACTTCCCGGGCATTCTGAATCCCGTCAATGCACAAGAGGGGAATGGGATTCACTATCTTGACTACCCAAGAGTTCCGGCAGATTTACAGAACGCTATTTCGCTCTTTAAAGACATGTTCTTTCTGGTATCCGGTTCGTTTGACTTGGACATGGCCAGAGAACCCGGCAGGGCGGTATTGGCCTACAAAGCAATCGCAGCACTTTTAGAACGTGTCAATACTATGATGCGCGGGAAGGTGCGTTCTTACTCCCGTCTTATCAGGGAACGAGGACGAATGTATTTGTCTATGGTGCAGAACTTCTACACAGAAGACAGATGGATTACTTATAAAGACCCAGAGGGCAACGACGCTTATAGAAAAGTCAACGGGCAGGATTTTCGTATCCCGTTTAAACTAACCGTTGTCACCGGATCAACAATGCCCGTATCCAAGGTTCAGCTTCGGGAAGAAGCTGTGGCCTTGTTTGAGAAGGGGGCAATAGACCAAGAGGAACTTCTTGACCATTTAGAATGGTCAGGACGCTCTACGGTGGTCAGGAGAATGAAACAAGGCGTTATCGGCCAACTTACCGAGAAAATGGGTGCCCTGGGGATGCCTGAACCGTTTGCCGAATACATGAATGTTTTAATTGGTATGAAAGACAATGACTTCAAGAGAGCCATTAGAGACGGGCAGATACCCAAGTTTGATGAAGTGATTAAAGCTGTCCAGGATGGCGAGGAACCGCCAGACCCGAAGGAAGAAACCGACATCATGTTGAAACAGGCGGAGACTAAGGCAAAAATGGCCGAGGCCGGACGGCTGGACGCCGAAGCTGAATTGGCCGCACAGAAAGCCATTACCGAACAAATTAAACAGCAAGTTCAAATGGCCGGCGTGGAATATGACAACGAGCAGTTGAAGATAGACCGTGCCAAAGTTGTTGCCGATATTAAGAAAGGTGAAAGAGAAAACCGAGAATTTGGCAACCGGATTAAACAAGAACGAGGCATGAAATCTAACAACAAGGGAGAAGAGTGAATGCCAACACCTGACGCCAACGAGACAGAAAAAGACTTTGTATCAAGATGTATTCCCGTCGTTCTGGAAGAAGGAACCGCCAAAGACAACAAGCAGGCGGCGGCGATTTGTTATTCCATGTTTCGCCAATACAACAAAACCAAAGGCGGAATGTATGAACAATATCAGAAAGAGAGGAACAGCCGATAATGATTCTTTCCGATTTTTCATGCCCTAAATGCAATAAAATAACAGAATACTTTGTTGACGCCCAACAGAAAACCGTCAAATGCAAATGCGGTGGCAAGGCGAAAAAAATAATCTCATTGCCGGGGGTATATATGAACCCGGAATCACCCGCTTGGATGGCCAGTGTTCTTGAAATAGTGGATAAAGAGAATAAAGCTCCTCATGTTCAGGAGTTTTTAAAACATCCGACAAGGGACAATTACAAACGATGGATGAAAGAAGAAAAAATCAGTCCCGTTGACTGGACTGAACATGGCGCGCCACCGACATACAGGGAACCTCCTGCGATGGATATAGATCATATTGCCGGGAAACTTTATGAAAGATTGCGAGAAAGACAAAGGATTGAGATTAACACTTAAACTGGAAAGGGAAATTTTAAAATGGCAGAAAACATGACGACGCTAAACACCTCAGAAGAGATTGTGGAATCGTCGGCCACAGTGAATGACAGACCGGCCTTTGATCCGGATTCTATCGGTATCATCCATGACCGTGATGGCGAATTTACGGAACTGGATGCGTCAAAAGAGACGATAAAACAGGATACCGAAGACGCTGGAAAAGAGGGAAAAGAGAATACTCCTGAACCGAAGAAGGACGCAACCGGTGATGGAGACGAGACCCGTTTCGACAAACATCCACGCTGGCAGCAGATGTTACAGGAACGTGAGCAGGCTAAACAAATAGCCGAGCAGGAACGGATTGCGAGAGCAAGGCTTGAGGGAGAGTTAGAGGCGCTTAAAAGACAACCCCCGGTGGAAAAGTCGCCCGTTATACCTGATTACAAAAACATAACTGCGTTGACGGCGGAAGAGATTGCGGAATGGCAGGCCACAGACCCAAAAGGTTTTGCGGCGAATATGTATGCACAGGTCAAAGCCGAAGCCATCCACCAGCTTCAAGAGACACTAAAGGCGGAGCAGGCTGCGGAAAAAAACAGGGTAAGCATCGAGAAGACTTATCAGGAATTTGAGTCTAAAAATCCTGACTTCAAATCCATGTGGGATTCTGGGGCTATCGTGAGATTCATCGAAGAAAACCCCGGCAATAATCCCCTCAGTGCTTATCAGGCCATGACCTACGAGACAAGAATGCAAAGGGCCATCGAGGAAGCTAAAGCGAAAGCCATTAAGGAGACCGAAGAAAAGGTCAACAAGAATTGGCTGGCCAAAAGACAAGCGAGGGTATTGGGAACTGGCCCATCCGGGCCGGGCACGGATACCGAAGATAAAGAGCTAAAAGATGTAAAAACGCAAGGTGGGCTTTATAACCTCCTTGCGAAACGGCTTGATGACCGTTTAAGGACCGCCAACTAACGATAAGTGGAGGATATTACTATGAGTCTTACCTATACGGAAGTGCAATCTGTCACTGATGACTACTACAAAACAGACGGTGGAAAGGCGTTCGATATTTATTTCGACACGTCTTTCTTTATGGATAAATTTTTAAAC